AAGACGCTCCCGCCGGTACTGTGCCGCAGGATAATGCGTCTACCTTTTGGGTCAAGATAGGTGCCAAGGGGGATGCCGGTCCCCAGGGGCCGCAAGGCATACAGGGGCCTCCTGGGGCCGACGGCGCTACCGGTCCCGCAGGCCCCGCCGGACAGCAGGGGGAACAGGGTGCACCGGGCCCCAAGGGGGATACCGGCGCTACGGGTCCGCAAGGTCCGGAAGGGCCCCAAGGTCCCCAAGGCCCGCAGGGCGACCCCGGCCCGCAGGGTGACACCGGCGCCACTGGCCCGGCCGGTGCGGATGGCGCTGACGGCCTGCCGCCGGAACATGAATGGCAGGGGACGACGCTGCGCTTCAAGGAACCCGACGGCTCGTGGGGGCAGGCTGTGGATCTGCGAGGCCCTGCCGGTTCATCCGCTACCGTCCCCATCGCTACGACTGCCGTGGCGGGCAAGGTCAAGCCCCAGACCGGCGATGAGGATGGGCTAGAGCTGGGAGGGGATGGCAGTCTGCGTGTCCGCAAGGCCAGTGCTTCCCAGCGTGGCGGCGTGCTGGCCAGCACCACGGCGGCGGCCAACACCGTGCCCCAGGC